AGGGACAACCCAGTAAAGTTCTTAGCTGATGTACAAGGTGCTATTACGACTAACCCAGATAAATTTAATAAATATTTTTCTGCAAACCCAGATGATTTAAGCACTCTTAGAGATGGTATAATTAGTTCTATCGCAAACTATGATAAAATTTTTAGAACTGAGGATGATGGAGGTAGAGTAATTTTACAACCTGCATTTAAAAGACAGTTTGAAGCTTTATTTTCTATACCAGAATTTGACAATGCTTTGCAATCTTACTTAGGTCAAGAAGAATTAAAGACTATGCAAATACTTAGCAATGACCCAGATGCAAAAGATATGGTAACTGTTGAAACAGAAGTAGATGGTATGCCTGCTGATATGAAAATAGTCACAAAAGGTTTAATCCCATCTGTTTTAGGTTTACAGGATGATGAAGCAGGTAACGATAAGTTAAAATCAGTTGTAAATTTTATGACAATGAATGACCCAGAAAATAGAACACCTAGTGAAATAAAAAATCAAATGCAAATAACAGGTAGTGATATCAATGAGTTTGCAAGAGCGATGGTATTTGCACTTCCATTTGGAACAAAATTAAATACAGCAAATAACTTAGACACTTCTTTATTAAATAACTATTTAAAAGGTAATCGTATAACAGTAGGTAACAACTCTTATCAAACAGACTACTTTAAAGAAAATGAACAAAGAGTAGCAGATTTATTTTTGTTTATGACAAGTAAAACAAAAGTTACTCCAAAAGGTAACATGGATTCTACTAAGTACGATGTATCAGAGAAAAAAATGACCGAAGTAGAAGATAGATACGAGGCCGCAGATATGGCAATATCTCTTACTGATGATTATTTAGATATACTAAACTTATCAGAAGGCTATGGTTTACCAGACAACCAAGTAATTAGAAACTTTATTGCATCTTTTGAAGGTATTAGGCAAGGTATTAGCTCAACAAGACAATATTTAGCAGGCCAAGTAGGTTCAGCAAATGGAGCTTGGGCACAAGATACTTTAAATAGATTAGATACATTAAGTGGAAATATAAATAGTGCTTTACAATCGGGTATTACACCACAAAATAGAGCATTAACATTAAGGTCAATAACAGAATTTACACAAACAGCTTTGGCTTATCAAGTGTCCATGGCTTTTCAAGGTGGTTCTGGTGGTAGAACAGTTTCAAACGAAGACTTTGCATTAGTATTAAGAGCAATAAAAGGTGGCCCTACTGATACTTATGAGTCACAAAGATATAGACTTTTATCACTTAGAAAATTTTTACAATCTCCACTTGTAACAAGTAGCATGATTATAGAGCATGGTGTACAAGGAGAGGAAGCGGCTAAAATGTATGATAGATATTATCGTAACAAAAGCCGTATAAGGTTAAACTCTACAAACAATGAAAATGACCCAACAAGCTTAAATGAATTTGCTACTGCACTAAATGCAGAAATGAATTTAGCACCACAAGAAGGTGTTTTTGATGATACAGCTATAAGTAATGAATACAATGCTATATCAGATGCTCGTAGTAGAATAATGATAATTAATATTGACCCCAATGATGCTTCAAAAGGACAAGTAGCGGTTATGACAGTATTTAGAAATGGTAACCGTGATATAAATGAAGCATTAAATAATCAAAGTAATATAAAAAATATAATACTAGATATAAATCCCGACACATTATCTGATAATCGACTTAAAACTTATATGTTAGATAAAGATAATCAATTAAGGCATTTATCATTAGATGGTAATTTAGGAAACATAAGTAAAAATATTATTGGTCAACTAAAAAAAGGAACTACTCTAAGTGATGAAGATAGAAATTCTGTTTTAAATCAATTTAATGGATTAAGAACTTATATGGCTCCAGTTAATGTTGGTAGAATACAAGAACAAGTAAAAGAGTCTGGATGGTTTAGTGGATTTAATATTTTTAATTAAGTGAGGCTTAATGGATTATTCTAATAAAGAAATATTTGGTGACTTTTATACAGGGCAACAACCTATATACAATAAAAATGGTGTTGCAATTAGTATACAAGGTAAATCAGACGATGAAATACAAAAGATTATAGAGCAGAATCTATTTAATCCCGCATATACTGGGCCAGAATTAAAAGCAGGAATAGAGGAACAAATCGAAGAAGCAAAAACTGGGCCAGAAAAATTAAAATTAAAAGAACAAAAATCAGAATCAGATGCAATTATGCGTATGCAGACAACATTGCAGGCGGCGGGAGTAGGCCAAGCTGATATTGATGCGATGATACCTAATCCTCAACTAAATAATATAGACTCACCACTATACAATCCAGAAAAATACAATCAACAATTAAACAACTACCAAAAATTAGATGCTCTAAACACAGCAGGGGCAACTAATACAATACCAGATTTATTTAAAACAATACAAAAAGGTATTACTTATCCTGTTAGAAACTATCCCGGATTTCAAGAAGCTTACGAAAAACTAGATGAAGTTGTTCCAGAACCAATTTTTAAATTAGGAAGTAACATAAGAGATTTTTTTGAAACATATACACCTATAGGTACAAGAACAACTGCCGAAAATATGGCGGCTAATTTTGATGCATACAACTTACCATCAGAATTAGAAGGTTATGGTTCTGATGTATACTCTAAACTTTTAGACCCAGATACTGATTTTAAACCCTATGAGGATTTTGACCCCGGCTACGCATTACCAACAACACTAACACCTGTTCGTCAAATAACTGAACTTACCATAGAAAATGCCTCAATAGGTGCACCTATGATAAAAACTATGATGTCTGTAAGCACTAAGTGGGGTAAAGAATTTACTGAATTTATGAGTAAAAAGTTAGCTAATGATGGTATTGAAGAAGTTAGCGAAGAAGTTTTAAAAACGTACTTTAAAAACCCTAGCTCATTATTAGATGAATTTTTTGTACAACAAAAAGGTTACAAAAAAGGAACTATATTTCACAGAATGTTTTTAGAACCAAGACTTAAGACAGGATTAAGTATTGAACAATCAAGAAAAAATGCAAAACTTCTTGATGATGTAAGTTTAAAAATACAAACAAACACAAGACTTCGTAATGAAGCTATACAAAATGGTAGTCCTAAATCTGTTATAGACGATTTAGAAAGACAAATAACTATTGATAGACAAACTCAATTTAATTTATTTGTTGAATCTGTTCCTAAATACATAAGAACAGAACTACAAGCAGGTGGTGGTGCAGTTCTAATGGGAACTTATTTTTCACAACAAGGTCACTTTGGTGGACAGGCAATGGGAGAGGTAAGTGGTTCGGTTCTTTTTCCAAGTGCGGCAGGAGTAGTAACCGGAACCGTAAAAAAAGTTAACAATCTTGCGGCAGATGTAGCGGATATATACTATAACGCATTTCAAGTAGAACCCGGAACTGCTAATATATTTTCAGTGTTCGGCCCTAAAGGAACTACAAAAAAATCTGACCAACTATTACTTATGCGTGACCCTAGCTCTAAAGGTAACGAAAGGTTAAATATACCAGAAGGTTTTAGACAAGCTACTGAAAGAGAACAAAAAGCTTACGAGACATTATTTTTAGGTATGTCTAAAAATTTAGACCCACAATCAAGAGATGAGGTTTTATCTATTATACGAGAATCAAATGATGAGTATAGAAAAGTAGAAGCTTTCTTAATGAAAAATGGTATGTCTGAAGCAGAGGCATATGATGTTGCATCAAGAGCAATGAGCTTATCTTTACAGATACCTGCAATACAACATTTAACTTTAGAAAATACATTAAAATTAAGACCTAGTGATTACTTAGGATTTAGTGAAGCTGTAGCTAAACATACTGATATGTATGTTCAATCGCAAGCTCTACAACAACAACTATCAAATCTTTTAGAACAGCTATCACCTATAAAAAAAGGTGTAAGAGATTCTGACAACTCATTAAATACTTTATTTAACGCTTTAACTCAATCACAAGCTAACAACAAAAAGTTTTTAATTGAGATGGAAAGTCAAATAGAAAGGTCTATTGATGTTCAATTAAAAGCATTGGTAGGAACAAATGAGCATTTAGGTGACCCAGATGAAATAATACTTAACCTAGATAAAATAAGAAATTTACAAGATGAATATCCAGATGTACAGTTTAAAGATTTTAAACAAATAATAGACACTACTGAACAAAAAGTAAATTTATTAAGTACATTTGAGAAAAATGCTCAAATAAAAATGGATAACATCCTTAAACTAATGGATACTCCAGAGAGACAAGTGCAAGCATTAAATCAATCAAAAGATTTTATGTTGCGTTATGTTAAAACAAAAAAAGCTTTACTTAATAGATATTGGGAAAGAAATTTTAAAACGCCTTTAAATCAAAAACTAGAAAATGAAAGTATTGTAGACTTTTCACCCATACTAAAACAATTAGAAGATAGTTTTCCAGATTTACAATATGATGGTATAGTAAAGAAAACAGGTGGCACAGAACAATTAATTGGTCTACTACCAAAACAAAAAGAAATGTTTGCTCTATATAAATCTTTAGAGAGACCTGCATTAGAAGCATTACAAAATTCTTCTGTATTTAAAGGATTTACTGCAACACAAATATTAGAAGAAACAGCACAAAGAATGGGTAAAGACCCAGATAAAGTTTCTTTTTTTGAAGTTTGGAAATATTACAATGGTAAAAGTGTAAGAGCACAAGGTATGGATGTATCTGTTGACTCTACTTTAAACTTACCACTTAATTTAAACTTTGAAGAATCACATAATATAAAAAGATATTTTAATAATATTATAAATAGTGAGCTAGCTTCAACAAAAGAAACAAACATAGCACCAATATTTATTGATGTTAGAGATAACATAACAGACAATATAGATACTTTTTTTGCAAACTCATCAGATGAAATAAAAACCTTATATGATGATTACAATAGTTTTTATAAATTAAATATAGGTGAAGTGTACACAAGAAGAAAAGGTTACGACCCACTAGGTGCTTATGCTACACCTGTTAGATTAGTATCATCTAAAAATATTCCTGTATTTCTAAAAGGTTATCCGGATAATTTTTATTCTTTAACTGCGTTAAATAAAGCAGATAGCACTGAGTACAAAGAAAAGTTAGCACAACTATATGGTGTTGACGCTTCATCAGTAGGAGGTAATATATCAAAAGATAGTTTATACAATGGTAGAATATTCGTAGAACTATCAGAGGAAGAAATAAAAAATGCCCCTATAGAAGTTGCACTTGCGGCTAGAGGCTATCAACAATTAAAAAATAGATTAGAAATTGAATTTAGAGCTAAGATACTACCAAACACACCTATAGGTAGAAAGCTATTAGCGTTAGACTCAAAAGATATGACACCAGAACTAAGAGATGAAATACAAAAGTTAACTCTTGAAAGTGGTGCATTTCAAAAATTACTTAGAGAAACAAATATTAATACTTCAGTTTTTGTAAGGCAAAGTAACGGAACAGTTGTATTTAAACCACTTGTCGATGTTAATGCTATACTTCGTGAATCAAAATTAGACTTAGAGCATCTTTATAGAAGTTATCCTAATATTAGAAGTGATATAGACAAGATAACAACACAACAAAAAAACGATATATTAAAAGTAAAAGGGCAAATAAAAACTACTTTTAACAAGGAGATGGCAGAAACTCAAACATTTATTAATGCCTACGAAAGAAAATTTGGTCAACCTATAAGTGTAAAAGATTTTTATAATAGATACATAAGTAATCCCGCTATGCTTGGCGAATTAGAAAAAGAATTAGTAGAGGGTGGTTTTAAAGTAAAAGGTAAAGAACAAGTCTTAACTAAAGAAAGTTTTGATTCTATTATGAAAGATTTACTTTATGCAGGTTTAATGGATGAAGTGGGTGCAGGAACTACTGTTGGAGCTAGAAAATTAGAGAAACTAACACTAGGTGATGTACAAGAAAAAATAACGAACAAAATTTTAAATCCATTTAAAGCGGCACCACCACAAAGAGTTACCCGTGCTAATGATGACAACTTTATAAACCTCGCTATTCTTAAAAAAAGATTAACTGAAGATGAAGATTTATTTAGAACTATCATACCAGAAGAAGAATTTGAAACTTTAGTATCATTAACAAGTATATTAATAAAAGAGAGTGGTGGTAAAGGTGGCCCTGCCGCTACATTAGAAGGTTTAGCTAGGGGATTAAGTATACCAAGTTTACAAAGTAGAATATACAATGTCATAAGAGGTATTATATCTCCTACTTATGTATTTGGTGAAGCATCATTTTTACAATTTAGAAAATCAAAACAAGCTTTCATAACTGAGATACTTACAAATAGAGAAGCATCTAATAACTTACTTAAAATACTAAACTCAGAAAAACCATTGAAAGAAGAAGAATATAGAAAAGCGTTTATATTTATATACAATGATGTAATGCTACCTATACTTGCAAAGCATTTACTTCTTGAAGATGAAGAAGGCCAAACAAATATAGAGAATATTGCAGAGCAAATGAGTGGGTTGTTAGGAGAATGATGAACACAAAAGATACAATCTGGTTTATTGGAGTAGTGCTAGCTTTAGGTGTAACTTGGGGTATGACTTCACAACGTATTTCAGCAATGGAACAAGACGTAGATAGGATGGAACAAGCCATAGTAATGTTTACAAAAATGGAAGTTAGACTTGCTGTAATAGAATCAGAATTAAAAAATATAAATAAGAAATTAGATAACTAGGAGGAAGCATGAATAAATTAAAAGAAATGTGGAATGGCTTGAGTAAAAAAGGAAAGATAGCCGCAAGTGCAGTAGCCGCTATTCTACTTTTAATTATCTTTAGTAACATAGTATAGGGAGAAAAAAATAGATGTTAGGTGGTTTACCAGTAGAAATGATTACAATGCTAGGCTCTAGTGTCTTAGGTGGATTTATGTCCATTTGGGGCCAGAGTATAAAAGCAAAACAAGATGAGCAAAAAATGTTGTTAGCAAGAGCTGATGCTCAAATGTCTTACATTGATAAGGCAAGAACATATGAAAACAAAGGCTTTCAATGGACAAGAAGAATAATAGCTTTAACTGCTGTATTTTTTATTATTGGATGGCCTAAGCTAGTGCCTGTATTTTTTGATACAAGTGTTTACTTAACTTGGACAGAATTTACTAGAGGATTCTTATTCTTAATAGAACAAAAAGAAATAACTCTAGATAGAGAGTTTTTTGGTGTTGTTATTACTCCACTAGATACCCACCTAATGTCTGCCATTGTTGGATTATATTTTGGAGGTAGCCTTGTTAAAAAATAGTATATTAATTTTATTTCTTGTAATAATTACAGTATTTTCTAAACCAGTATTTTCGGACTCAACAAATGATAATAACGCTCAAACAAATTCTTCAGGTAGTAACACGCAAATTACGGGTGGCTACACATCTACAACAACAAACTCATACTCAGGAGGGCAAACAAACACAACAACGAGTACCACTACTTCAACTACAAATGGGTCAGATGTACCCGTCAACTCAGCTAATGCCCCTTCGTATTCAGCTATGTCTCAAGATGTTTGTAGCATGGGTATTAGTGGCTCTGTATCTACTCTTGGTTTTGGTGTCTCTGGCGGTAAGCATGTTCGTGACCTTAACTGTGAAAGGATAAAGTTATCTAAAGTTTTATACGATTACGGGATGAAAGTAGCGGCGGTTTCATTACTTTGCCAAGATGAAAGAGTATTTTTTGCTATGCAAATGGCAGGAACTCCTTGTCCTTTTGAGGGTAAAATAGGTAAAGAAGCACTAGAGCAGTGGAATAAGTATGACGTAGAAAGACCAGACTACGATGAATATATATCTAAACTAGAAACAAGGTCTAGAATAGATGCTGAATTAGAAGCAATAAGAATACAAAAAGAACAAGAAGAACTAGCTAGAAAGATAGCTGAGGAAAAAGCAAAGTTAGAAACTCTAAAGAAACAAGAAGAGGTAGATAACATAATTATTGAAACAGATTTAGAAACAAACGAAAAAAAAGTAATTAACATACACGCAGGATGAGGTATTTATATTACTCGATATGGCTTTCAATAGCTATATCTTTTTTGTGTATATACAGTATTGGTAATGCTCAAACATTAAATACAGGTAATGTTCTTACCAACTCAACATTTGGAACTGGAAACAATACCACTACAACTGGTTGGTCAACAGATGGTGATGAGGGTGTTCATACTCATGGTGCTTGGAATGGATTTCCATATCAAACAGGAATGGATGATAGTGGTGGTGTATTAGCATTTGAAGGGCATGAGGAAGATAATGTATATCAAGATGTAGATTTAGTTGGTGATGGCCACCTAACACAACAAGAAGTTAATCAAGGTTTTACCTCAACTATGGGGGCAGATGTATGGTTTTGGAATGGTATTGAAAATACACTTACCCTTAAACAAACTGTTACAGGCTCCGATGGTTCAGTATCTACACAAGTTAGAGATATAAATGACCATGACCCTAATAGAAATTTTAATGAAGGTGAGTTTACAAACTACACAAATGTTTATACTCAAGGCTCAAACACACAAACGGATTTTACAATAAGAGCAGAGTTATATAATGAAACAGCAGGCACAACTTATGATAACTATCATCGTGGGCCAGATGTAGATAATGTTACATTAGATATTACTTATACTTATATACCACCTATCAATGAAGAAACACAAGATATTATAGATGACATTGATACAGATATAGTAGATATTATAGAAGACATACCAGATGATTTTAATTGGTATGAAGAAGATTTACCTATATTTGAAATACCTATAGAAGAAGAAATAGTATTTGAAGATGAGTTTACTTTTGATGATTCATTTTATTTTGAAGATATTGAGATAGTAGATATAGAAGAACTACCTCCGATAGAAGAGTTTGATATGGAGGTTTTTGAAGAAATGCCAGAAATGGAAATGGTATTTTTTGAAGAAGAATTTTCTGAACCAATGATGGTAACAGAAGAAATATTTACAGAAGAATTTGAGGAGGACTTTACTGAATTTTTAGAAGAGACTGGCATGGAAGAAGAGTTCATGGAGTTTCTTGAAGACGAAGGCATAACTGCTGAAGAATTTTTTGAAGAGATAACTGAGGAGGAGTTCAATGATGAACTTACTGAAGAGTCTTTTGAAGAGTTTGAGGAACCAATGGAAGATATCGCAACGGAGGAAGAAGGCGTTCAAACGATTGCGGAGAATGAGAATGAAGGAGTGGAAGAGCCAACTGAATCAAAACCAGTAAAAGAAGAAAAAGAAGTAGCAAATAATGATGAACCCGAGGAAAAATCAAAAGAAGACGAATCCAGTAGCGAAGGAGCTGAGGAGTCAGAGGTACAGGCCGAAGAAGATGGAGAGCAAGAAACTGTACAATCGGAAGAACCAGAACAAATGGACACCGATGACGGGGTTGCTACAGATGTTGCAAAAGTAGAAACAAAACTAAATAAAAATTTAAAAGCAATAGCAAAACAAATTGCTAAAGTTACAAAAGAAACAACTCAAAACTTATCAAAAGAAGACTTATTTTTTAAAGATAATAGTCTCGATGCATATAAAGATATAGTATTTTATTCTGCAAAGGATATTTACGAAAATGCGAGCATGGGATTATTTTTACAAATAGATTTATCTTCTTATTCTAAGGAGATATATGTAGGAGCTTCGCTTAGTTCTTACACGCAGAATGACCCTGTTGAAATCCATAGGGTTAAGCTGTTAAAAATAAACAAAGCGAAAAATAAAATACTTGCTGAATTGGAGGCACTTAGACAATGAAAATAATGGATAAACTTAGCACATATGCGGCACTTTTGGGAGTAATCGGAGCTATCGGTGGAGGTTTTTACACATGGGGTCAGTTTAACTCAAGACTTGATGCAATAGAGGCTACACCTCCAGTTAATCTATCACCACTAAAAGAGAAAGATAAAGAGCTAGAAGCAAAAATTGATGATGCTTTATTGTATGCAAATGAGTACAAAGTAGACTTAATTGATAGAATTAAAAAGGTAGATGATAAAATTACACCAGTAGATTTAACATCTGTATATAAAGAAATAGGTAAGGTAAAAGAACAAATAGCTATGCTAGACATACCAGAGCCTTTTGTAATACAGCCTTTTATAGCTCCTATTAATGAAACTATTAAGGCTCTTGAAAGCATTATATCAGAATTATCTAAACAAGTGGCGATTGCACTAAAAGAAAATGAATTACAAGATATACAAATTGAAGAAATAAAATTAGAGTCTAGTAATCCGTTAGGAGGATAGATGATAAAAGTAGCAATGGCTATAATAATAACTTCAATGCCGAATTGGCCCTCGGTAAAATATCAAGGGTATTTATATCCAGACATGCAAACATGCTTAACATCTACTGAAATGTATGTAGAAGAATTTAAAGCATACGCCGATAGTCAAGGTGATTATGATGCACACTTTAACTCAATATGTTTTGAAGTTGATGCATATCCTATAGAAGGATTTAATCAAATACAATTAGGAATTTAATTAGTTAACTTCTGACTATCCTTAATCATTAAATTAAACACCCCGGAATAGTAATCTAACATAGATGCTATTACCGGGGTGTTTTCGTATTCGGGGTTCCACTTATCCATTACTTCAGTGAACTCGATAGGGTTAGCTAATTTACTTTCAAGGATTAATAATCCTTCTTTAGTTATTTTAACCTCAAAACTAGCTATTACAGTATCATTCATCTAGCACAGCGTCTATATTATCTCCCTTAATTTTATTATACTTTTTATTAAAGTTTGCTCTACTTAAATTTTTTGCATCACTTCTAAATTGTTCTACTATTCTTTTTTCTTTCTTTTTTGTATTTTCCCACTCTTCATCTTTGGGAAAAAATATAGGAGTATCTGTCTCCTCTTTTTTTATTACTGGCTTTTCTCTAGTTAATCCTAACTCCATTATCTTAAACATCTCTTCGTGCTTGTAAACAATATGTGTTTCATTATCAAAATGAACTTCCCAATCATTCTTATCTATATCATCTAATTTGCGTATCTTAACTATTTTATTTTCCATTATTTTCTCCCTTTTTAAAATGTATTTCACCTGCTATAGCACCGTAGGCCGCCATATCAATATAAGTATCTTTGTTTGTAGCACCTAATTTAGTCCGTGCTACTTTTAATAAACTCATCATAATTGCAACATTTTCTGCTGTAATATCAAAATCTAAGTATGCCGACCATAACTTTGCTATATTCTTATGATTTTGTGTTTTATCTCCATAATCTTTTTGGCGTTGGCCACCTACTAATCTAACTGCTTCTTCTAAAAAATCTTTTGTTTTTTCACTCATTTTTTATTTTTTTTAAACTTTCTACCTACAAAAAACACTATAGTATTTATACAAGTATTTATGGTTACCATAACTAATATCCACCATTGCCAAAACTCTACTGTCAAATCTTTACTAAATCTACTATAGGAACTAAATACCCTTTAGATGTTCTGTGGTCGCCGCCAAGAGTGGTAGAATATTTATTGTACACCAATTTACGCAATCTGTCAAGTGGAATCTCAATAGAGAACATATGTTTATCCTTTTTATCTACTATTTTAAATATCCAAAGATTAGATTTACTGGTTGTTATACCACTATTTTTACCTCTAGATTCATATTCTACATAAACATTGCCTGTCTTATGTGCTAATCTATCTGTTTTAAGCTCATAGTCTAGCCTAGACTCCATTACAAGTTTCTCATGTTTCTTACCATACTTTAAATCTTTATTAAATTTTGTAATAGAAAAATCATGAGTTTTTAATTCTTTTATAGTCTTACCGTTATTTTCTTTTATTTCACTCAATGTTTTTTACCCATGTCTACTTGTTCAATATCAGCATCTAATAATTCAGTTGTTGGTTGTTGTCCTTTATTTTGTATCTCCACAACTTTATCTATAATAGCCATCTGGCCCATTTGCACTAGCTTATCTAGGTCAATTTCTAAAGTCTCCATCAAACCTTTTAAAACATAAAATGTAGCATCAACTGGTTTTGCCGGGTTAGTGGTGTCGTATGCTATCACATCAAAACTACCATCGCCTCTAGGTTTAAGTATTAAGTAATATCTATCTGGTAACAAAGATAGCTTTTCAGTTTCATTTAGTAAATCATTTATTTCAACCATGCGTTAGGAATCCTTTTTTCTGCCCAGAGTATTTTATGCTTATCACACCATGCACCATAAGTTGTTTTACTCGATTTGTTAAGTTTATTATTAGCATTTACAAATAAAAATCGTATGTCAATATCTGGATTTTGTTCCATAACTAACAAGTGTTTTTGTCTATCTGCAAAATCAAAAAACCCTTTTGTCTCAATGTATATATCTTGTTTTGGTAGATAGAAGTCTGGAGTATACTTTTTAATTTTAGGCTGATATTCCAAATAAAATTTTTCATAATCATAAGATACATCATTTTTAATTAGCCAGTGAGCAAAGCTTCTTTCAAATTCAGAACGAAATCCTTTTCTTCTCATAATAAAGTTTTTGTTTTATACCTATTTACTAATTCAATATTTTTTACAAAAAGAGGGTGTAAACTAGGTGCATTTTTTTCTAATTCTATCATAGCATCATTAATATCTATAGTAGGCATAACAGCTAACTTACCTTGTTTTATTTTTATAAACAAAGAATTAAAGTATCTTTCTATAACTTGTGTAGTTCTAAGTATATTGTCTTCTTTATAAAAACCACCTTTACCGTGGTGCTGTCTTACCATTAGGGGATGACAATTTTCTGTAGACCTCATAAACTCAACAGTTTCACCGCCGCCAGTTTGTTCTTCATTTTCGGTGTATACCCAAACAGCATCTTTATTAGTCATTATATCATCTTTACGAAAAGGTGCTGATAACCATAATACGTTCATAAATTTTTTACCTCTGTGTTTTTTAATTTATTGTACCAAACCAACGGTTTTGATTTAGCTTTTGATGTAACCTTTTCACTTAAAGTTGATTTTGGCCAACAATGTTTTCTAAAATCACAATAACCACATATACTTTCTAAAAGTGTATTACCAGTTTCTATCCTTAAACCTTTATTTTTTCCAGACTTAGGAACATAAGTTTCTGTTATCTCGCCATACAACTTCTCAAACTTTTTATTAGATTTTAATGACTTTATTGTTTCGTTTGCACTTTCTAATATTTCTTTTCTATCCTTTTGTTGATTTTCTGGTGCTTCACATACAGCAAATTCACCAGTAACTTTGTTTATTGCTATCCATCCACCAAAATTAGAATTATCTGCCTCACCATAAAGATGCCCTTGCATAACATAACCAAAAGGGTCATCCTCTTTTATTTTATTGTAGCTACCAAACTCACCAAACTTACCCATAAAATTAGATGGACTAGCAGATTTTATATCCCACACTCTACCATCTATTTTAACATCGTAAGTTCCTTTTAATTCTATACCCCCTATCTTTAATTTTACAGGCTCTTGTACTTTTTCAATATTAACACCTGCACCTTTCATTACTGCGATAGCAACTGCCTCAAGTAAATCTCCCATTAAAAACTTAATTACAGTGTTATATGATATTTCTTTTTCTTTACCTTTTTTTTCTAACTGTTGTTGGCACAAAGGTTTACCAAGACCGGACATACGCATACGCCAATCATTTGTTTCATTAAATTGTTTTTCTAACGCTTTACCACAGGATTCTTTAAACTCAGAAATAATTTCGGGGGAGAGTTTCCCCTGCCCCCGAACTGCATCATAGAGAAAACTCTCTATTAGAGTAGATAACATACTGTTAACCGTCTAACTCAATAGCTAGGGAGTGGTCGCCATCTTTTGTTTTTTGTTTAACAGCACTTCTATGCTTCTCCATGACACTCTCGTTTACGGATTTTATCGCAACCGAAAATTCCTTCAATAAACTTTTATCATCGTCAGATAAAGAATCAACGGAATCACCTATTTTAACATTTACTGAAAAGTAAGAATTACCTCCAGATTTTTGTTTGTTGGTAGATAACAAAAGATTTGTTCTTACCATAGGTTTATTTTGTTTTGCTAAACTAGCAAGTGTGGTACTAAATGGTACATAATTAGTTCCTTTAGCATAGTAAACGCAAGGTGTGTTTTCAACGTTAGCCTCCTCACCACTTGCCTTTTTACCTTTCATACTTACTACTCCGTATAAAACTTGATTACATTTAATAGAACTTTGTATAACTTTTTGTGGGTCATTATCTGCAAGAGCCTCTATCTGTTCTCGAGATAACTTTCCACACTTATAAGTTCCAGATGAATCAGCAAACTGGTCTCCTAAAGACGGCATTTGCACACTTGATGTAAATTCTTGTGAAGAGTTATCCCAATAACTGTAAGCGTAAAGCCTCATAAAAGCTCTAAACTTTACATCTTTAGCATAAACATTTTCACCATCAAGTTTAAGTACAAAATGACCCCTAGGTAACGGGTTTTCATTTTCATCTTCTGTATCATAATTTATTGATAGTCTAGATAATACTGAACCAGATGGCCCACCGCCATCAGTTTGTCCAGTAAGTCGCATTAACTCAGCATCACTTAAATTATCTATATTAGTAGCTACTGATAACGCTTGATTTTCAACATTTTCAACCATTGGTTTTATAAACCTCCTTCATGTTGAGCCAATCGTTACCTATTTTTAGTTCGATACCAATTGGCATTGTATATTTAAAACCATAACGCTTTATACACTCATCAGATAAAGACATCATGGCATCTTTCATAGTTGTGATAGCTTGTTCATCTTCATCTGGATATACATCCATAACGATACTATCATGTACTGTGTTGCAAATAATACTTTTTAACTTTCGATTTGTCAACAATTTTTTTAAATTAATTAATGCTATAGGTAGTAAGTCAGCAGTGGCAAAACCTTGAACTGGATAATTTTTTATAGCTGTAGCGTTAGTAACACTACCACTTCTAAGTCTTTCTACATTACCAAAAAAGTACTGTCTACCACTAGGTAATCTAACTTTATTCGTAATTAGTGCCTCATTTTGTAGTTCTCTATGCCATCTTGTAACACCTTCATACTTATTTTTAAATGCCCTGTAGTATTGCATCTGTTTTGGGGTACCTAGTATGCCCCCGTATAAAGGCTTAAATGTATCTGATTTTGCTTTTTGTCGAGATACACCTAATATTCTAGCAGTGTAACTATGAACATCAACCTCGTTTTTTACGTCTTCAAATACTTGTCTATCATTGGCTAGAAATCCTGCAACTCTAAATTCAAGTTGAGAATAATCTCCTTCAAGTATCTTGCCACCCTTCCACCTAGATGTAATACACTCTCTAACAGGAAAAGTATTACCTCTAGGCATGTTTTGGAAGTTTGGATTACGAGAAGATAGTCTGCCAGTACTAGTAACACATTGCATAAATTGTGGATGTACCATACCATCCTTACTTATGGCTTTTTGCATACCGTCAACAAAAGTTCGTAGATAAGTTCTTATCGCAGAATAGCGTACATACTTAATTAAGAACTCGTGTTCTACTCCTCTTGTAGATGTTAAATGACTTTCTAAAACTTCTTTGTCAGTTTTAAATCCCATAGCAGAACAATCAATAGAATTTCTAGGTCTCAATCGTAATCCTGCTCTTTCTTTTTTATTAGTAAATATCAAACCTTTTTCATTACAAGTTTTGCATTTTCTTTTTACATTACTTGGTGTGCCATCTTTTTTCATGTAAGTATACTTACCAGTTCCCTCA